AGTGAATTTATGTGGATTATAAAGTGAGATAAAATATGGCACCTCCCCGAAAAAGAAGTAAAAACCCTAACAATCCTGAGACTAGCCTTTTTAAAGCGTTAACACGTCTTTTCTCTGGTCCTATCGTCAACTATCGTTCACAGTCCGGACGCAAAATAAGACGACAGCACTTAGACAGGTTTTCGTCGAGATTTAAGACAGCATCGGGACAGCAGTTTAAGAAGACACTTTATAATCCGCTGGACGTATTGGCCAACAATGCGATAAGTAATCAGCGGCGCTCCGAGCGTTACATTGATTTTGATCAGATGGAATATATGCCCGAGCTAGCTTCGACATTGGACATATATTCAGATGAGATGACAACCTATTCTGAGCTTCGGCCGATGTTAAACATCAAATGCCCCAATGAAGAAATCAAAGCAGTCCTGGAGGTCTTGTTTGATAGTATCTTAAATCTTCAGCCTAACTTGTTTGGTTGGTGTCGGACAATGTGCAAGTATGGCGACTTCTTTTTGTATTTAGATATTGACGATAAGTATGGGGTAAAGTCTGTTATTGCTCTCCCCCCGCAGGAAGTAGAAAGATTAGAAGGCCAAGATAGCACCAACCCTAATTACCTTCAATTTCAATGGAATAGCGCTGGTATGACATTTGAAAATTGGCAAGTGGCTCACTTTAGAATATTGGGTAATGATAAATATATGCCCTATGGGACCTCTATTCTCGAAGCTTCACGGCGTATCTGGCGCCAGCTAACACTAATGGAAGATGCTATGATGGCATATCGCGTCATCCGTTCCTCGGAGCGACGAGTCTTTAAGATCGATGTTGGCGCAATACCCCCACAAGATGTGGAACAGTATATGCAAAAAGTTGTAACACAACTTAAGAGACATTCTGTCGTCGATCCCACCAGCGGCCGCATCGATTTGCGCTATAATCCAATGAGCATTGAGGAGGACTATTTCATCCCAGTGCGCGCAGGATCTGCAACAGACATTGTTTCACTTGCTGGTGCTGAAAATATCTCCGCAATTGATGATATCAAGTATCTGCGCGATAAGATGTTCTCTGCGCTTAAGATCCCTCAATCTTATTTAACAATGGGAGAAGGCGCCGAGGAGGACAAAACAACTCTCGCTCAAAAAGATATTCGTTTTGCGCGAACTATCCAGAGACTTCAACGAGTTGTTATCGCAGAGCTTACAAAGATTTCTATTATTCACCTTTATACTTTGGGTTTCCGCGGCGACGATTTGCTTGGATTCACCCTCTCATTGAACAACCCTTCCAGAATTGCAGAGCTTCAAGAGCTTGAACATTGGAAGACAAAGTTTGATACCGCTGCTGCAGCGACAGAGGGGTACTTCTCTCGTCGCTGGGTGGCTGAGCATGTATTCGCTTTATCGCATGAGGAGTTTCTGCGCAACCAGCGCGAAATGTATTATGATCGTAAACACGATGCAGCCTTACAGGGGGTTGCTGAAGCTGCAGCAGCCGGCGAAACCGCTGGCATGGGCGGCATGGGCGGCGACCTTGGGGGCGACATGGGCGACCTTGGGGGCGAAGAACTGGGTGGCGCTGAAGAAATGCCAGCGGGAGAAGCTGGTGGCGCGGAGGCTGGAGGAGGTGAAGAATCTGCTCTCCTCGCTGCACCTCCTGGTTCTCGCTCCGCACCTCGTCTGACGCCCGGAGCCAAAGGGAAAGTGTATCATCCTGTTAAATCCGATAACCGTAAAAGTAGCGGCCCAAGACAACGTGCGAATGCTTCCTCACACGGGCAACAACAGTCCAGTGCCACATTCCGGAACATTCTTCCTGGCTATGCAGACGGGTTAAAATCCTTGGGCAAAGGTTTTGTTCCCACATCAGAGGGCATTTATGAAGAAGAGCAGTCTATTTATAATTTGAGAGAACAGACAGAAGAAGATAAACTATTTGAAGTTAATAACTCTGTTAGAAATTTAATTGAAGAATTAGAAAAGAAGGAAACATTGGAGCAAAAGAATGAAAGTGAGACACAACAAAAAGCGAAATAGCGCCTTTGTTTACGAAGCTCTTATTAAAGAAGCAACCGTAGCAATAATGAAAAAGGACGCTGCTAGAAAGGAAGTCGCCGCTAATCTTATTAAAAAGTATTTTCAACGGGGAACATTACTGCGGAAGGATTTAGACTGCTATCGGTCTTTATACGAGAATCAAGATTTAGATAGACTTACCTCCGAAAAGATTGTCAAAGAGGTTAAGCTACAGAAACGTTTGATTGATCCTAACGGATTGTTTAAACAACAGAGCCAACTCATTCGAGATGTTAATGTGGAACTATCTTCTGGCGTCTTTAGCAATTTTGTTCCCAATTATAAAACGTTGGCTACCATCTCGCAAATTTTTTCAGATAAGATTTCGCCCAAAGATCAAATCATTTTAGAAAATACTATCATTAATAATATGCTTAAGACAGGGAATGGAGACACAGCAGGAGAACTTATTGATCATGTGGTATATAAGACATTCGTTGATAAATTTAATACCAAGTATGAAAATGGTTTACTCCAAGAACAAAAGGAGCTTTTAGCTCGTTACATAACATCCTTTGTTGACAACGCTCTCGAACTTAAAATATATTTAAATGATGAGATCGGACGTCTTAAAGAAGAACTTACTCAAGCAAAAAAGATTGAAGAGATTAAAAATGATCGAGAGATGCTTAATAAAACCAATAAAATTATTGACCGTTTGAATACATTTGCCCAGCAAACAATTAGTGAAGAAGTTCTGATGACTGTTCTGCGAACTCAAGCCCTTGTGAAGGAAATAAAGACCAATGGCCGTAACGATTAAAATCGGAAAGCAGGCGGATGCCCCTTCTGTTACCTTAGAACTAGATATTCGCAAGAGTATGAATGGCGACCTTATGATTTTTGATCATGGAGACATTGATATTGTTTTATCTGCGTCAAAAAACAAGGTAACAGCCTTTCCTAAAGAAGTTATATCCGATTTAGTTTACGGCGCCCAAAACCGATTATTCTCATTTCTACAGAAGAAAGGTCTCGTCATTCCTGAATCCATTCAAGGTGGTGCCTTTTATGGTTCTTTTGAAGCAACGATGGAAAAACCTTATTCTGAACAATTGAATACTTCAAAGATGACACTTATTAATATTTCTCGGTTCATTGATGAGGAGCGCCCTTACTTTGAATCAACTGAGGCTATTGTAGCAATGGATGATGATGAACTTCTTCATCCCGACAAAGCAGACTCTACAGAATTGGGAGAAGTTCCTCAAGCAGTTCAAAAGGGATCTATTCGCAAGGGTTGGGTGCGCGATCCTTACTCACTTTATTACTTATATACGATTTAGGAAAATGGAACTTTTAACATTCATACTTTGTGCTTATGGCCTCACACAAATTCTTGTATATGGCGAAATTTTTAATCGCCTGAGGCCCAAGAAGGGCAGATTGAAAGGGATAGTAACGTGCCCGATGTGTGTGGGTTTTCATGTCGGATGGTTTTTGATGTTACTTTCTCCATTCACGGAACTATTTAATTTCGATGTTACTGTTGTAAATTTCTTTCTTTTGGGATGGTTATCATCGGGAACGTCATATTTATTAAACATGGTCTTCGGCGACGACGGCATACAATTGAGAGTAGGAGAGAACGATGGAACGAAACACTTGGATACTTAAGTGGATGCTTCAACCCGTTAGAATGTGCAAGAAGGGCTGCATAGGCGCGCGGGTAATGCCCGCTTTATTATAGGAATAAACAATGACCAAAGTACTTTTACGAGAATACTACGAACTATGCGAAGGCGGCGTCTGCCAAGACCTTCTAACTGAACAGGAAAAGCAATATGTTGCTAATGGCGGCATGATTTTGTCGGGCATTATGCAGAAGGCTGATGCTATCAATGGCAATGGACGCGTATATCCGCATAAGGTTCTGATGAAGGAAGTCGAGAACTATGGGAAGCTCGTAAAAGAACGCCGAGCTTTAGGCGAACTTGATCATCCCGAAGATTCTGTCATCAATCTTAAGAATGCCTCCCACCTGGTGACGGACATTTGGTGGAAAGATAAGGATGTGATGGGAAAGGTTAAAGTATTGGACACACCCTCGGGTAAAGTACTTCAGGAGCTAGTGAAGTCCGGCGTGAGCCTGGGTATTTCTTCTCGTGGCATGGGTTCCGTACGCGAAGATCAAGGCGGCACGATTGTTGAAGAAGACTTCCAGTTGATTTGCTTTGATTTTGTTTCCGAGCCTTCAACGCCCGGAGCTTACATGATGAAAGAAGCGCAAGAGTTTCAAAACAAAGTATTTACTAAAGCAGATAGAATTAATCGATTATTAAATGAGGTATTAGATAATGAGTAATGAATGGTCCAGTTTTCAAAAAGATAAATTGTT